TCCAACCAGCTAGGTCAAACCCAAATCGTACTGGGTCTTCTTCGGCTGCTTGGATACGACCCTCGTGTGCCTTGTGCAACTCAGCCAAAAGCTGAGGGTCTTTCTCACCTAACAATACTATCTCCTCATCAGTAGGAGCTTCTAGTAAAGGGTGTTTAGTAAATTGTATCTCCATCCTCTTCTTCTACTTCTTCTATATCATCCCAGATAATATCTAAGGCATCTACCTCTCCTTCCATATCTGCCTTGGTTTCCTTTAATAACATTCTACCTACCTTGTGGTTGTTGTAATCATAGTACAAGTCCCCATCATCATCCATAACAATGAACATATAATTAGAGAAATGTTCGCCCAACCTTGCACGAATGTCGTCAAATAAATCATCATAATCCTCAGTTATCATCTACCTCTATTACTTCTCCCTTGATTTTCTTAAGCCTATCTTTCGCTGCTTTGAGAGTGTCTTCATAATCTTCTTGAGTGTAGACTTTTCGCTCTTCAGTTATGTTTGTGGCTTCACCCCTAGCAGTTAACGCCTCCCTGATAGAGTTCGCCTTTGCTATAGATAACTCCTTGAGGTCACGAAATGTGACTTCTAACTCTCCACTTTCCATTCTACCACGGACTGCATCTATCAAGTCTTCCTCTAGTGAACTCATGTGCATATAGTTCTTCGCAGCTATTTGCCCAGATAACTCCCTGAACTTGCCAAAGTAATCTGCGTAATCCGTAAGAATACTAACTATAGTATTCCTCTCATACCCATACTTCTTAATTAACCTAGTCTGACTATTGCCTATACTGTATAAATATAATATGTCTGCTACCTTGTCTGGGTCATACCTACTGAGACTCTTGACCTTCATCGCATCCTTCTTTTGCGCTACCTCATGTATCGCTGTTCGGATATTAGACATTAACTCCTCTCTCTCAGTATTACTCATGGTATCAGTTGCTTCAAAGGAAATAATATCCCCTTACTTGTATTATTGTCCCCACCTACTGTGTCCCTCCATGTACCCAGCATTGGTCTTATTAAGTCCTTCAGCTTGTCCGTTGGATAGAACATACTCAAGTCCTCTACCACAAAACAATAGAACTTAGATTGAGTCGTGGCTATACCACTTGGCTTGCCCCTACTCTCGTACTCTATAAAGATATTTCCAGTCTCTTTTGCCTTCATATCTCGCTTTACCTCTATCTTTTCATTCGCAAGCATCTCTCCTATAGCATTTTCTGCTACTTGACCTACTTCCAAATCATACCTGAAGTCTGAACAATATTCCATAATGTAGATAATTTATTTAGTTTCTATATACTTTTTGCTTGACTGTCAAGTTATAATTTACTTATAATTACTTATGTGTACATAAGGAGGCTCCTATCCTTAAGTAACCTTTGCCATTACTTTCCCTAAGACCCATAATGGCTACAATCGAACCCCAAGAGAGATTGTGTACTTAAGTATACCGTAATTAGGGGCTTGAGAGAGATAATTTTTTGAAGCCCAGTTTATGATACACAGTAATGAGACGCACCGATTTCTTAGACTGCCTCCCCCCTTCAGTCTGTTTTTTATTAAGTGCGTCAATGTTTCCTAGTTTTCCCTTCTTGGATTGGAGTTTTCTTTATGAAGGGATTTTATTTTGTCATTAATTAAAATGGATTCTACGGTGCTTCTTATGCTTCCTAGGACTATCTCAATTAAGGGTGTGCAATTAGGTTGAAATAATACTTAGAAAAAAATATTAATTAAGTATTGACAAGCTTAAGTTGTTACTATTAAAGCTAAGTTATTCAATTAAATACTAACTTAATAACTAAATACTATGAATATATCAATCAGAATAAAAAATGTCTATGGTCGTGAATTATATTACATTATAGACGAAAGCCAAGGCAATGCCTTGAGAAAGCTAACAGGTACAACAACCTTAACAGAATCACATATGAGGGCATTAAAAGAATTAGGTCACACTTTTACTTTTGAAGCACATTGTCCAACCTTGTAACACTAAATACTATGACTAAAATTAAAAAAATACATTCAAACTTGTGCTATGCAGGTCACGCTTTATTGGACTTAGATTCTGATAAATACATTGTTATCTATTCACGCTCTCAAGGCGTTTTTCGCATAGTTAAGGACGGCTTATCACCTGATGGCTATTGCTACCGAAATTCAGGCATTTGGGACTATTGGACAGTCCAAGATATTAAAGATATAATGATGCAAGATTCAAAGCCCGATTATATAATTAATGACCTTTAATACTAACTAAATACTAAATACTATGAATAGAAAAAACCACACTATGACAGAAGAACAAGCTGAACAAGTACACGATTCCTTGTTAAAGCTAGAGGCAAATGTAAACAATGGTTTACTTTCGCCAAACGATACTGCAAAGCAAATTCGTTTAATCAATGAATTGTTTTGCGACTTAACCAATCCAAGCAAATACGACTTAATGGAAAAAGAGCTTATAGCGTGTTACAAAATTATTTCCAACGCTCTTAATACTTCTTTTAACGATGATAGCCAGCAAGTAGTCATTTCAAGGAATGATTGCTTTACAATAATGGATAAATTAATAAATTTGTACGACTCTTAAAAATTCAAATACTAAATACTATGAAATTAAAACAACTTAAATTATATGAAACCGACTATGTCTTATTCAAGGAAGGGAAGCCTGTTGAACCTTTAAACATTATTTACTGTAAGGAATCAATGCAACAATTACTTGAAGAAGGCTTTAAACTTAAAGAGGGAGAGCAGTTTATTTCAATGACTAAGCTTCCTATTGAATGGCAACAAAAATACATTAATAAACTTTATACAATCTATAATAAATAAATACTATGAGCGAACCAAAACATATAAACGATATTATTGACGAACTGATTGAAGAACTTTCTAAATAGTATTAGTAAAGAGTAAACAACAAAAGCCTAAGTGTAAAAACTTGGGCTTTTTTTTATTTTAGTATTGACAGGCGTTTTATTTTGTGGTGTATATCATTAAGGCGTTTAAATAATGTCTATTTATATTAACTTAAAACTATAACAAAACTATGACAAATTCAGAACTAGAAAGAGTGAAAGCTCAACTATTACAGGGAGAAGAATCCCTTAGAAAACACTATGACTTCAGCGACATAAGCACACTTGTCGGTTTACTAAATACTTGCATTAGTGTAATGCAATCAAATGAAGAATGGATTGAAATAATGGAAGTAAATAACAAAAGCATTAAAGCAGAACTTGAGACAGAGAAGAAGCTTAGACAACTTGTAATGCAAGATTTGTCGGATAAGTCTAAAGAGTTATTCAAGACAGAACTTAAATACAAACTTTATAAAGCAAAACAGGAAGGACAAATACAATGCCAAAACTAAAATTAACAGAAGACCAAATTCGTGACATATCAATTAAGATTGTTGATGAATTTGTTAAGCAAGGCTTATGCCCTGATTGCACAGACACAGACAACGAAACAGAGTTTGAATATCAAGACATAATTACAGATGTTTTAACTGAAACCTTATAACACACAACACACAAAAACAATGAACCAAAACACAAAACCAAAAAGATATAATTATCATATATATGACTTGCGTTTATGTAAGATGGATGCAGATGGTAACTTTGAGTTACACCCAAATGGACAACCTAAGTTGTATAACTATAATTCAGATGGACTATCTGATGTTCACTATTCTGAGATGTGCAATCTTAATGATGGTGAAGAGATGGAAGAATACAGTAATTGGGTAGAGCCTATTCCTATGGAAGATAAGCCTATCAATAGAATACAGATGCCTGAACCAACTGTAGTAGAAGTTATTCGTTTACTTAGTGAATTACCATTTCCAATCTATTTCGGAAAGGATAGAGACGAAGTATTGGAAGTATTAATACCAATCAAACAGAAACAATATCCGTTCAATGAAGGTGATACTTATTACACGCTTGAGAATAATACTTGGGTTGAGTCTTGTTGGGATTGTGTCAGCGAAGAGATGCACGATGAAAACCCTAACAAGAAATATTACAAAGCAATGAACTTAGAAAGTGAGGTGCAAAATGGATAAGCCAATAGACAGAGCCAAGCTCATAGAGCTACTGAGACAAGCTGAGGTGGACTTAACTACTGCCAAACATAACTGTCAGAACTACGACTTATCTAAAGATATAAGG